GATTTAGAAACAAAAATATATCGCTTACCCTTAGAATCTTTTAGCTTACTATTAACTGCATTGACTCTATCTCTAATTGATGGGTGTTTATGTTTTGCTTTTACTTTGAAACCAGCATTTTGCAATATAGATAAATCAGTTTTACCACCAGCAGAAGTTTTACGTTGTCTTGAAGCTGGGTCAGGATATATAAATATTTGTGATTTTAAACCATACCTATCTCTTATCTCTTGGCACATTTCATCAGTATTACTTGAATAAATTACTATTTCATCAACTACATAAACTTTATCTTTTTCTATTTGTGCAACACAAGCTGACATTGGATCGACGTTAAAGTCCATACCTAAATGAAAAGGTTTAGACCAATCTATCTTTCTATCTATAACAGAATCAACAGGGTGAAAATTGTAATAAACAGAACCAGCATAATTTTCAAATGCACCCTCAAACTCTTGTCTAAAGGTTCTTATATCAACATCTTGTTTAGCTTGATCTAATTCTTCTTTTGAAACCATACCACCTTGAACAGTAGTATATTGAAAGCTTTGCCATTGATCGTCTTGCTTACCTTTTAAATACATTTCATAAGCCCAATTACCATAACCTTTTGGTGTTCCACACATTAAAACATTTCCTAAAGTATCTGATACTGATGCTCTTAATACTTCAAACCAAGTTCTTTTATCTATATCTGCAAACTCATCTAATATTAAAAAGTTTAATCCTGTACCTCTAAGTGCATCATAATGATCTGCACCCTTTAATGATATTGTACTATTAGTTTTTCTTATTCTAATTGTAAGAGTTGTCTCATTAATATCTTCAATCCAATTAAACTGATTAAGCATTTCTTTTAAATTAGACCAACATATCTCTTTAGCCATTTTAAAAGTAGGTGCTACATACCATATTTGCTGATTAGGTTGAGATGCGTATTTCATCATCTCAGTAATACATAGATAAGTCTTACCGAATCTTCTACCTGATATTAAAACTCTAAATCTTGCTTTTGACGAACTGACTTCGTATTGTGGCTTAGTTAATTTAATCTTCATATTAACTAGATAATAATTCCTCGCATTTAAAATTAATTAAAATTTTACCTTTATTTACTTCAGCTATTCCTAGTGATTGGTTTATCGTAAGTGCGTTTAAATATCCAGCAGTAGAGCAATCGTAATAACTATCAAATGGTATATTATTAGGCATTGGGTCAGAACATTGTTGATAAAGAGCCGAACAGATTTGCATAATTAACATATATTTCATAGCCAATTTATTATTCCCCAAATGCCAAAAATTAAATACATACACTCCATATACAATCTTGGCATTGCTTTAGACCTGTAAGAGTCATAAATCCAAATTGCACAGGACATTACCGATAAACACCAACCTAAAGATTGAAGATAATTTATTTTAAATGACGTTAATATTATTACACTAGAAAGTGCTAAAAGGAAACCACACCATCTCAGCTTTCGTATTGTACGATTCAATCTGACCATTATGTATCTCCATAATTATTTACTCAATGATATGATTCTTACAATCTTCTTAGCACCCATATAGATTTCTATTTCTGCTTCAAGTTTTTTACAGCTAAATCTTACGTTGTTTGGATTTACTTCTCTTTCAGCAAGTCTTTTAGATTTAAGGCAATCACTCATACGTTCTTTGTATGTGTGTTCAACTACATCACCTTTTAACAGTAATAATAAAGCTACAACAGATTCTATCATAATATTTTACCCTTATTGATGCCCTCTTTTATCATATATCTATGAGAGCCAAAGCCATTTATATTAACTTCTTTTTTATTTTTTTCTAGTGCTATTATTAAATCTTTCTTCTTTTCTAATTTAATATACTCTAACATTTTTCTAGTGAGTCTTTCCATTTGCTCTTACCTTATCTTTTAAATTCTCTACATCAGTTCTTAATCTATCAATATCTTTCATCATTCTTGATATATTAACTCCGTTGTGCATCATATCATCTACTCTTTTTGTAACCTTTTCTAAATCTGATATAGCTGATTCCAATATTAGATACTGTTCACCATCAATAGTCTTTTGGTCAGAAGCTTTAAGTAAATCACTATTCATTAATTCACGACTTGTTTCTAAAGACGTTAATCTAGATGTAATTTCTGTATAAGCAAAAACACCCATAGTAACACCAATAACGATAGCAATTAGATTCTTTAAACTGAGATCAATTCCTGAGTCCTCTCGGACTTTTAGCGGCTTCATTAATGATAACCTCTAGTAATCCAATCTATAATCTGTTTTAAAATCTTTCTAATCTTCTTCATTAAGGCCTTAATAGCACAAAAGCTTTTAGGATTAAACTTGATATATCGTATATTTCAAAGTGAGTTCTTCGTCTTGCTTAATGTCTTTTATGGTATGTAAATAAGACTTATTTCCTACTGTTATTCTTACACAATTTGGATTGTCTTGATGATTTATAAATCCACCTAATGGACTCCTGATAATCTCATCACTAATTATAATATGAGTAATACCTAGCTGAGTACCATCTTTAATATCTTGTGTAGCAAATAATCCTAAACCATTGATGCTACTTGGTTTGATTGTAAGGGAGTCAGGTAAAGGTTTGTAAGTCATTGAGGTTCATCTCCACCACAAATATAACCTATTACTTTCTTACCTTTATACTCGTGATAATAATGATTACTCATAAATGTTTTCTTTTTCTTTTCAACAGTAGTAATATTAGAATGAAACCAACTGCTACAACTATCTTGTATTTCAAATGTGTCTAGCTTTACATCTCCACTAAATGTAAGATACAACAAGGTAATCATTATAGGTTTCATTATCTTTTAAAATGTCTTTTTCGCCACTTATTACAGACATAAGTATCTTTAACACCTATTGTTTTATATACACCACAGAAATTATGTTTTTGTGAATAGAGTCCACAATTACCACAGCTACCTCTACCTTGTGATGGTCTAAAATCCTGTGGCATTTGGTAAGGTACAAACTCACCATTAGGATAGAAGTTACTTCTTTTTATCATCTTCTATTTTGTTTTTATAAAATAATTTAAGAAATGCTCGGTAAGCACCACCACCATTATAATCTTCTTCTTTATCAGCATCTTGTTTAAGCTTATCAATCATATTCCAAAACTCTTTAGCTTCTTTATCAGTTGTTGTCATCTGCCTTGTCCTCTATATCTTTTTTTTCTTGGTGATTTATTTTTATTTATTCTCTTAGTGTGTCGTCTTGGTCTTTTCTTCCTAGTTCTTTTAACATAATTACTGACTCCAAAGAGAGGTCTTTTCTTAGCCATCTACTTTTTCTGCTTCTATAATTAATGGTAAAGGTTCAACAACAGATTCAGTTTGAGTTCTATCTTTCATTCCAAGATAATTTTTAGATAGCCAAATTTGCATATTCGTATTATCTTTTTTAACAGCTTTATCCCACATCTTTTTTCTTAAACTAGCTTTACCTTTTTCTTTGTATTGGTCTATAATTTCGGCATAATTTCTATGTAAAGTTCTAGCAGATATATTTAAAACACTTGCTATTTCATAATCAGGACAACCAATAGAAGCTAGATTTTTAAGGATTTCTAAATCTACAATTATTCTAGGTCTTCCAGCACCTTGCCTTTTTTTAGTCTTATTTGTCTTATTTTTGTCCATTTTCAAGTTCTGCCTTTTTACCTGTGAAGTTCTGCCATCTTTTAATTATAACATCACAATATTTAGGGTCTAATTCTATCCCATAACATTTTCTATTTGTTTTTTCACAAGCAATCAAAGTACTGCCTGATCCCAAAAATGAATCAAATATTATATCATCTTCTTTAGAATTATTCAAAACTGCCTTTTGTGATAAAGCAACAGGCTTTTGAGTTGGATGTTTATAACCAACCACACTATCCCTTTTAACATTCCAAATACTAGTGTTTTTTCTATCTCCATAAAAGCTATGTTTACCTTGACCCTCTTTCCAACCATATAATATTGGCTCGTGTTGTGATCGGTAATCTTGCCAACCCATTCCAGCGTTTCCTTTGTCCCATATAATAGTTGATGATTTTTTAAAAAATTTCTCAAAATTTATTTCAAATGCTATTTTAGGTTTACTATGACTATCAGGGTGACAGACATAAATACAACCAAGAGGTTTTAAGTAATCAGACATAAGATTAAAGTTTTTATATAAAAAATCAATAAAGTCATTCTCTGACATATTATCGTTTTTAATAACATCAAATCTATCTTTTT